CTAAGTGGAGAAGGACTTCTAAATGGAAAAAGACTTCAGTTGATAATTGGGATGATATTGAAAACGAAGAACACGAAGAACACACTCAAGAAGAGGCTAAATGGGAAGGTCAAGCCGCAGCCATGTATAATTTGTCAATAGTTCCTAATTTTATGCAATCTCAAAGCATTTCTAGTTATGGCGGCCTTTACCGCGAAGTGGGTGCTGCTAGTAAAACTCAAGATTTTTATGATAATTTTATAGACCACGCCTCAGAATATTTAATAGACATATTTGCAGGATCTGAAGAAAGTTGGGTTCTTGATGAGGAATACCAAGATTCTTTTTATGATGGTTTTTGGGAAGAAACTAATAAAAATTGGCAAAATTATATAGAAGCACTCAAATATGACATTAAAAAGAATTTACAAGATGAACCTATATATGAGGCAATAATAAAAGACTGGCCGTGGCAAGAAGAAGGAGCAATTGAAAGTTTTCAAAATACAATAGAAAAAACTAAAGAATTGGGATTAGGACATTTACTTTGGATTTTTGAACGTTATTATTCTGAAATTTATGATAAAGCAGAATTGATGTATGCAAATGATCCTAACTTTGCATGGATAAAAGGAGAACTAGATAAACAAATTCGTGAAGTTATCAACAACGCTGACGAAATAATTGCACAAGGGTTAGGCGCTTCAAATCCAGATTACAGTGCTGATATGTCTAAATGGTATGCTGAACCTGTTTCAAAAAGAGAAGAAGTATTGCTTGGACCTGAAGAAACTGATGAAAATGAAGCAAGAAAGCATCGTAAAAACATTAGAGATAAGTGGAAAGTGCAGCCGGGTAAAAAACTTGAATGGGCAACTGAAGAAGATTTTCCTAAGAAAAGATGGGAATAATGAAAAAGCGATCCTATTTTGAAGAATTTAATGTTGAGCATGGATCAGATAATGTCAGTGAATATTTCTTAATAAAAGACGAAGATCAAATTATTGGTTCTGTTTACTATGCCCCTGTACCTAACGGCGACGGAACTGCAATTTTTTATTTGGGATATGGCGACAAACTTCATCCTTATGAAAATACAAAAGAAATAGAAGAACTTAAAAGTAAATATCCTCGTCTTAGTGTAGAAATTTTTAAATGGATAAGAAAAAACTTGCCGCAACCTTACTATGCTGCATTTGCAAATGAAGAATTAAAAAGAGCATTAAGAGCAGAGCCTACTGGAATGAGAAGTGTTGATATAACAACAGGAGAGCCAGTAGATATTCATATCATACGTCGTTCTAGTGAAAGGTTTATTATGAGTAGTAATGAAAAAGTTGATAGAGTAAAAGAAGCACTTAAAGAAAAAGATGATGAAGAATACAACAATGCAATGATTGATCTTTGGGAAAGTATTTCTCCGGGAATGGGTAAGCAATATATAGAAAAATATCATAGCCCCCCAAAAAGTGAAAAAGAATTAAAAGAGTGGGCAAATGAAGAATTAAAAAAAGCAGATCCTACGGGTACTAAAACAATGGATAAACCTGAACAAAGAAAAAAGAAATCATCTGTTGACTTAACTCCCCCAGAGGGCGTTCGTGCTGCTGCTCGTAGAGGTATTAAATATCATTCTGAAGGAAAAGCGGGTAAAGGCTTTGAATCTGCGACTCTCACTCGCGCTCGCAAGATTGCAGAAGGAAAAGAATTAACCCCAGAGCATGTTAAGCGTATGCACTCTTTCTTTGAAAGACACGCTGGAGGTCGCTCAGAAAAGGCTGGCAAAGGCGAAGTTACACCTTGGGATGTTGCTTGGCTGGCTTGGGGCGGGAATGCAGGAAGATCTTGGGCTGCATCTAAAGTTAAAGAAATGGAAAGAAGTAAAGAATCTTCTAAGAAAAAACGGGGTTTTATGTTTAGCCCACAAAGAATTAAAGACGCTGTTGATAATAAAAATTTTAAAGAAGCCGAAAGGCTTTTAGAAGAATATAGGATGACGCTAGATGGTAGCAGAAATCCAAAAGAAATTAATGCTGTGTTAAAATCAATTAAAAACTTAAAAGAATATATTCAAAGAAACAAAGAGGCAAAGAGTAAATGTAATTGTTGGGATGGGTATAAAAGAGTGCCCGGAACAAAGCCTTGCGCTCCCGGCTCTTGTGAAAAATGTGATAACCACAGAAAAAAGAAAAAGAAATCATAAAATATGATATTATGTTAGTATAAAGTTAGGAGATTAATGTGGATAAAGTTGCAGTAGTTATGTTAAATTATAATATGCCCGAAATTATTGAGCATAATATAAAAGTGTTAAAAACATCAGAAGTGCCGATGGATATTATTGTTGTTGAAAATGGTTCAGATGAAGAGTGGATGTTTGCTCCAAACGACGACGATATCCATATGGTTTATTTGGATTATAATTTGAGAGCCACACATGGCTATAGAATGGGTTTAACATATGCAAAGTCCCTTGAAGCATTAAATTGGGAAAATTATTTTGCCTATTTTATTATGACAACTACAGGGCAACTTGTTGAGGGAACAGATCCTTTATTGCCTCTTTACACTTTCTTAAAAGAAAATGATAATGCTGTTATTGTGCAAGCCGCTCATGATGAGTCTTCAATTGGATTTTGGAAGCATCTTAGAAATAGAGGAACGGGTCAGCCTCGCCAAACTTGGATGATGGAACATTCTTGTGCTTTATTTAGAGCAGACTGGTTTGATGAATCTAACTGGCTACACCCTCTGTTATTAATTCATGGAACTGATCTTTACTACTCTTGGCAAGCACGAAAAGATGGAAGAGGCATTTATGTCCATGAGGGGCTAGAAATGCATCGTCATAATAATAATATGTTTGAACTTGGCCGCGCTCCTGAATCTGATCCTGCTGAAAGAACTAGATTAGCAAGAAACGCTATGGATCAAGCCTTATCTATTGAGATGGGCGAGAATTGGGAAGAGCGGCTAATGAAAGAGTTTGTTCAAGAAGAATGGCTATAAGATGGATGAAAAGAGTGAGTATTATTGTTACTTTCCAACAGTAAATATAGATAAAAAATATGCTTACTCTTTAGTTTATGCAAGATACCCCAATCAACGTGAAAACCTCATCGTGATTGGGGTTATTGCTATTTCAGATAAAAACAAAGATCAATTTGTCTTACAATTTTTCAAAGATAGAGATATAAAAATGTTTTTTGAAGAAGAAATTTTAGACAAATTTGATTTATTTTCTGAAAGTTGGTTAGTACACATGAGTTTTAAAAATTTTCATGAACCATTTTTCATTGGCAAACCTTTTGTTATAGCAAGTAATTCTGCTGAAGATATTTGCAAAAAAATTCACAATAAATATGAACAAACTGGCTATATAATTAAAGATGATATAACTGATGTTCGTTTTGAACTTGATTAGTCCTATTAGCGATAGATTAATTATAGAAACATCTAGGAGATAAAATGGGTACAGCCGGTGCTGAAAGAACCTCTCAATTAAATTTATACTATTGGGAAGACTTATCAGATTTTTATAATCATATTGAACTATATAATAATTGGTTAGTTGTAGATGCTGCTCTTGTAAAAAAGAAATACGGAGGAACTGCAAACTTTACTTATGGTGATTATGCTGAAGATATAAGATTTGCAGGAACTGCCGGATTAGGTTCAAGCGCTATTTCTGTTAGATCAGGAACAGTAACTGGAGCAGGGACTTCATCTCCGGGGACATTAAGTGCTGCCGATACTCATGATAGATTTAATATTTTAACTGGAGGTACTGTAAATTGGGGCAGTGGTGGAACTACTACTGACGTTTCTTTATACAGAAGTGGTGGAAGCGCTCTTACATTATCAGGAACTTTAAGTGTTGATTCACTTGGACTTCCAACTGGAGGAAATATTAGTCAAACTGAAGCCAGTTTAGCATCAGATTCTTTTCTTCAATCTTCAGTAACAGGAGACACAGATAATAGATTTTCTATTACTACAGCAGGAAGTGTTGATTGGGGTAGCGGAGTTGCTGCAACAGATGTTAACCTCTACAGGCTAGGAGTTGGTACAATTGCAACAAACGGAGTTTTTGCAACAAACGGAATAAGTTCAACATCTGGCACTGGAGGAACAACTGTTTTTTATTCTAATGTTAAGTTAACTGGCAATAAATTTGGAGTCTTTGGTTCCGCTTCTGTCCAATCTATAGGATGGGGAAGTGGACCAAGCAACGTCAGTGCAGGAACAAAAACTTATGATGCAAATGCTGTTAGTATCGGAGAACTTGCTGATACATTAGGAAATCTTATTGTTGCATTAAGAGACTATGGAATTTTAGGGGCATAAAATGGCTATATTTGGAGATATTTCCTCAGACGAACTTAAAGATTATTATTATATACCACCATCAACTATCTTTCCTTATGCGGGGACTGCTACAGGAAGTGCCCCGGCTGGCTGGCTTTTCTGTGATGGCGCCTCTGTAGGAACAGCAACTTATCCAGATTTATTCGCAGTAATTGGATATAGTTATGGCGGGAGTGGAGCGTCTTTTACCATTCCTGATCTTAGAGGTCGTGTAATTGCTGGTAGAGACATAGATAATGGTTCTGGCACTGCTGGAAGATTAAGCACAATGGGCAGTGGTGGAACGGTAAGTGCTGTTGCTGGGGGTGCTGAAACACACACTTTAGGAACTGGAGAAATGCCAGCGCACACTCATGGGACAAGTGCTTTAACATCAGGAGTAACAGATGCTACTGGTGGGCACAATCACTCTGTAAGTGGTAATACTGGATCTACAGATTTAAGTCACACACACAATGTCGTTCCCGGAGCAGGAGTTGATCATGTTTTCTTACGACCAACTTCTCCATCTGAATACGTTAGATTATATTCAAGTGGTGCTTCTGGTCCCGGATATACAACATTGGGCCAAGGATCAAGAGGTATGAGTGTAAATCTTCTTAATCAGGCGGCTTCATTAAATCACACACATACTTTTGTAGCCTCAACATCTTCTGTTGGAAGCCACACTCACAATGTCTCTGGAAATATTGTAACCAATTCTGTTGGTAGCGGAAATGCTCACAACAACGTACAACCAACAATGGTTATGAACTACATTATTAAAGTTTAAATATGGAACACTTAACTATAGAAAAAGTAGCAAATCTAATCGGGCAATTGCAATTAAATATCCTAGATTTACAATCTTATGTAGAAAAACTAGAACAAAAAATTGCCGAATTAGAATCTAAAAACATAAAAAACTAGAATTTTGCCTGTACCTTAAGAATAATATGTAGGTTACAGTTAGAACAAGGAGTATATTTAATGTACAAAACTGCAATTGCTCACGTTGAAGGTGAACTTTCATACGATGAGGCTCTAAATAATTTTAAAACTGCTTATCCAACATACGATGTTAGAGCAGTTAAGCAATCTAATTATGGTTGGATTGCCTTTATTCAAAAAGAAGCATATCAAGATCAAAATGTTCAAGATGGCGTTCCTGCTGAAATGGATGAACTTTCAAGTCCCGGCGCTGATTCTGAAATGCTAGAAGTTGAAATTGGCGAAGGTCCAAAAGAAACTTATGGCGAAGAAGAAGAAAAGCAAGAAGGGCTTATGGAAAAACTAGAAGAGGCTCTTGATGAAGTAGAGCGTCTAGTTTCTGAAATTAAAGATTCTGAAGAAGATGAAGAAGAGGTTAGACCATTTGACACTCCAGAAGAGATGGATGACGAATTGGATCTAGAAGAAGATGTTGAAGAGATGGAAGGTATTGAAAAAGAAATGCCTCTTACCATCGCAAGAGAAAAAGAAGCCGGTGTAACTCTAAAAACTGCCTCTAGAGAAGTAGAACAACTAATTAGAAGAGAAAGAGAATTTAGAGGATACAAATTAGCAGGAATTGAAGAAAAGAAAAATAGTTTTGTTGCAAAACTTGTTAAGAAGTAAGCATGATTCAAAGAAATGAATGGGTTCCTGCATCGGAATTCGTTATAAGAGAAATGAATAGTTTGAGAGGTAAAATGTGTTCTGTAGTGGAAGGAATGCATCTGCCTGAAAAACAAGAACGCGCAGCAATTGCTTTAATTAAACAACTTTCATATCAAACGCAAGATACTCTTGCTCAATTGATTGAACATTCTGCCGGTTCTGCTCAATTTAGGTATCAAAATGAAAAAATTGAAGTTTTACCGGGAACCGTTGTATAGATTGAGGAAAATATGATAACTAAATATACAAATTGTGAAGTTATTGAAGTTAAGAGTGCAGATGAAAAAATAGAAGGGAATACAAAGTTTTCTTCTTTTGATCATATTCCTAAAGATACTTATCGAACGAACGATGGGTATGTTTATGTTAAAGTTAGGGCTATTTCCTCAAGAGTAAATAAAAACTTTGATGGTTGGCCGGTTAATGAACTTGCTGGGATGGATGAGGAAGAGTTTAGAAAGTTAACTTCTAAAATAGAAAAAGAAGCAGGAAGCAGTCTCAAGAAATGGCAAAAAGAATTAAAAGGTAGAGGTTTTTCTTTTAACAAAAGTGGTGGTGGACACATAAAGATAACTCACCAAGATCATCCAGCAGGTAAAAATGTTGTGATGGCTAGTACTCCGACTGTTGAAGAGCATGAAATTGATAATACTACAAAAATTTTAGCCAAGAAGTTTCCAAAAGAAATGAAGGGCTTTGTATTTAAAGGTAAGAGATACGCTTCTTTAGATCGTCTAACTTTTACCAAAGATAGCGCAATCAAATCTAAAGGCGATTATGGATTTAGAACCTTTATTGGACGACCAATTTTTATTGATCACAATAATTCTGATCCTGAAAGAACAAGAGGCGTTATTGTAGATGCAATGCTACATATTGAACCTGCACATAAAATTTCTAGCGATTCATACTGGGGAGATGCGCCAAGTAACCACAAACCCGAAACTTGGATTGAACTTTTGTTAGAGGTTGATGCCAAGTCTTTCCCTAAACTAGCAAGCGCTCTTATTGAAGGTAAAGTCAATGCAGTTTCAATGGGTTGCAATGTTGAATATACTGTTTGTTCTGTCTGTAACCATAAAGCAGCAAATGTAGATGAATATTGTAATCATATTAAGAAAAAGGGAACTACATTTAAAACTGGTAATGTAAGCAAACTCGCTTACGAAGATTGTTATAATGTAAATTTCTTTGAAATATCTGCCGTATTTGATCCAGCAGATGTTACTGCATTATTTACTGAGCCTGTTAAAACAAGTCATACAAAAACTGCAATGGATCTGCCAGAACATCACTCAGAAGTAATAAAAGCGGTTGAAGATTTGATGGATATTGTTAGAAGAGAAGCAGAAATGGTTGAAGATAAAATTACAGCCGGGTTAGATCCATTAACTCTTGAAGAAGAAAGACCTTTTATTGAAGAATTTGATGAAACTTTTAAAATTTTAATTGATAAATTAAAAAATCTAGAAGGTTCTTATGAATTAAATGAAGTATATCAACTTTTTAAAAGATACAAAGATTTTTATGAAAAGGTCGCTGAAAAAGTAGAGTCTTGGCACGAATTGCCAAAAAAAGCCTTTGATATGTATGATCAATTAGCAAACACTTGGCACAAAAGACTTAACGATTGGGTAAAAGTTTTTGCACATCCTGCTAAAAAAGTACAAGAGACTTCACTTCTTGAAATGCAAGAAAATTATGACAGAAGTTTAAGCAATGAAGATTTAGACTTTTTAATGGATACTGGAATTGATCCAAATTCATTAAATAAAAGCAGTCATCGCTTAAAAGATGCCAATCCCGAAACTAAAGAAGTAGAAACAATTTTTTCTAAGGCTTCGTCTGTAGAAAAACAGGCGGATTCTATAACTGCTCCTAATAAGGTTGATACACTCAAGACTGAAAAACCTTGTCCTATCGGCCTAGCAGGAGAGTGTGGGCTTGATGATGAATCAGGTAGATGTGAGAAATGTGGTTATCGTGAGCCACCAGCGCCTCTAGATGATCCAGATTTATCAAAAGCGAAGGACTTTGATCGTCAGAAGGAAGAACAAAAAGATGAAACCCGAGATGAAACCAAAGACCTTATTGATCAGTTAAAGAGAACACTATCAAAAAATCAAAAACGGAGTGTTAATAGTAAGATGAATGAAAATACAAAAATAACACTTACGGCAAATGTTGAAGAGGTTCCAAGCGACGAAAAACTAGCCGATCTTGGTTGGATTCTTCCAGAAAAAGAGGCCGGTGTCGCTTCTAATACGGTTCCTGTAGCAGAAGATGGTCAATCCGCTTCTGATAGACCAAAGGAGCAGAGAGTGATTTCAGATCAGAAAAAACCTGTTGAAAGCACTACTAAGGTCGCTTTAGGTGAATTGCCACAAATTCCACAACCGAATGGTGGCGATTCTTCTCCGCAATACAAAGGTGATAAAAATAATCAAACTTCAGGAATTTCTGAACACGAACCATCACCTATGGCTGAACAATATCAGAGTGTAAAGCGAGAAGTTGAACAACCTCAATATGCCGACGAGGGTTATACGAAAGATATTAAAAACCATAACCCAAGTACGATGCCAGAACAGTATCAAAAGGTTAAGAAAACGGTTGACAAACCGCAGTACTCCGATGAGCCGGGAACTTCAGGTATTTCGGAACATCATGCAGAGTTGCACAAAAGCAACGTCGAATCTCCAGTTCTAGCCGCTATTAAGTTAGCAGATCTAGAAGTAGAACTAGGCTTAAACGACGCGGAGATGAAGTATGCAAGAGTTGCTGAGTTAGAGAATGAAGACCTAACAATTGTACAGGCCAAGTATGAGACTCTTTCAAAGATTAAAGAGGCTGGCCTTACAAAGAAAGAGGCTTCTTCTAATAAAAAATTGGCAAGTTTTCCCTCATTGAAGGGCGTCAAGGAATCTTCAGTAACAAGTTCTGCTGGTAGCCTCCCTGACGATGCTATTTTTGGCTAATTAGCCATAACTCAATTTATGAGATTAATTCAAAAGGTTTTTAGGAGGAAGATTTAAATGCTTCGAATTCAAAATATTTCAGCAGCAAATCAGCAACGTACCCTCCGCGCTTTGTATGCACAAACTCAAGCGTATCCATACGCCGCAGTTCTGTCATCAAGCACTTACGGTACTGCTGGTACTGCTACCGGAGACTTTTCAAAAGGCTCTGGAACTGCACCCGGAACTCTTGGTAACGGGCCAATCTTCCCCGGCATGGTAGCCGCACTCGCCCCCGCTGGCGAAGTTGTGTGTGTATCAGTCGGTGGAACTGCCCTTTCACCATTCGGGCTATTTGGTAACTTTATCGGTGGAGAATTTGACGAAGTTGGAGACTTTACCGAAGTCGGTGTTTGGCGCGGTCCAGCAGCCGTGTTTGAAGTGCTTTCACCAGCATTTAACTCAAACATTACTGCTGCCGATGAAGACACTGATGCAAATCGTAAACTATATGCTGACGCTAACGGTCTTCTCAACGACACAGAAGTAGATTCTGGCCCTGCCGTTGCAAGACTTATTGACTATGTAAGTGCTAGCAAGATCGTAATCGAACTGTTGAGTGTCTAAGGAGAGTATGATAATGGATGAAGCAAGACAGGCAATTAACAGCAGTGACTACGTTCAAAAACTTGCTGGTATGCCAAAATTAACAAATGAACAAAAGAAAGCAAAACTACAGACCATTCTTTCAGACAAATCAAACGCTATGAAGCGTCTTGGTGTCGCTATGATTGGTCCAATTCAAATTCGTCTTCGCTACGAAGGTATTGTTCGTAACGTGCTTGTAGAAGACACCTTGGAAAAGGGTCCACTCTTGCCTTACGACGTTCTTGATGACTTTGGACAGGCTTATATTCTTAACCAGACTGACTCAGAAATCAAGATCACTCCCTTCGAAGGTAAGCAGGTTTACCCAAGACTCTTCAGAGTCGCCGCGTTCCCTCGCGTTCGCAAGGAAGACCTATACTACCTCCGCGTAAACGCAATTGAATATGCCCAAGATGAATGTCGTCAGGCTATTCAGCGTCAAGAAGACTCACGCCTCTTGACCTTGCTTGACACCGCTGTAACTGACTGGGCTGCCAAGGAACCAAACCGCTATGCAGGTTCTGGTGGTACTGGTTCAACCACCAAGTCAATTGGTGCTGGAAACCCACTAGAAGTTGTTGACTTCTACGACCTAGTTGCTAACCTAGAGCAGCGTCAAATCGAAACCAAGCGTATTCTTATGAATCCTGCTGACGTTCGTGACCTCTACTCATGGGACATTAACGTAACTGGTTGGCAATTCAAGGACACCGTATTCGGTGGTGGCATGATTACTGAGTTTGGTGAGTTCACCATTCAGAAGTCAATCATGATTTCACCCGGTAACGTATACCTAGTCCCAGACCCCAACTTCTTGGGTGTCATGCCCGTCATGTACTCACTTGACGTTGAAGAGAACAACCAAGTTGAACAATTCTACCGTGGATGGGTAATGGATGAGTTGATCGGAATGCTTATCCTCAACCCCAGAGGTCTTGCCAAGATTGTCAAGGCTTAATTGTAGCAATTGTTTGATATTTTTAATAAAATGTGTTAAAGTAGGGGGGATGGTAAACTATCATCCCCCCTATTTACTTTAAAGTAAGGTTAAGGAGAAAGAAAATATGCCTAAAGTACATTATGTAAGAAATCTCACCCCAAATTCCGTTAGAATTTCAGATATTAATCTTGGCCCAAGAGGGCAAAGAGATGTTGCAGAGGTTTCTGATGAGCAATTTCAAAATGCTAAATTTGCTCCTTCAGTCGGGTTATTGGTTGAAGAAATAACGAAAGCACAGTATCAAGAAAGAATTAGCGCTAAATGGCATGAGCCTGTTAAGAGTTCTAAGCAACAGGAGATTTTCCATGTTGACAGTAAGGGCGAAGAAAAGCAATTACCTGTTGAAATGGAAATAGAACAAGATGCTGTTCGTGTCCCCGTTGACACTGCTGGCTTTGCTGGTGCTGAAAGAGTTATGGGTAGCCGTCCCGATGAAGGAGATGGTAAGACTCTATCAGAGATGCGTGCAGAAAATATGGACAACCCAGACGTAAGTGCTGAACTAGGAATTTAATATGAGTTCAAAGATAAATAGAACAAGATCTGGTACAATTACACTAGGAACTGCTGGAACTGTCACAACACAAGCAGTAGATGCTGAAAAGGATAGACAACATTTGTATATTCAAACAGGTACTGCTGGATTATACTATGGTTTTTCATCTGCTGAAGTCGCAGGTGGAAGCGCATTATATATTGATGGTGGAACTGCTCTAGTAGAAGTGTGGGGCTACACAGGACCATTATATGTTAAGACAAGCACAGGTGCTGCCCCTTACACTATCGGTGAATTGATTATCTAATTTTAATTTAAGTCAGGAGAAAAATGAGAATTAATTGGTTTAGCAATGCCCCTTGGGGTCCGTCAGGCTATTCAAATCAAACCGCCCTATTTGTTCCTAGAATTAAGGAATTAGGGCACGAAATGTCTATAACTGCTTTTTGGGGACTCCAAGGTGGTCGTCTTGACTGGCATGGAGTCCCCGTCTTTTCTGGTGCATTTGATCCTCATGGTCAAGATATTATGGGATTTTATGCAAAAGCGTGGAAAGCAGATATCCTTCTTACTCTCTATGATACTTGGGTAATGAACTTAGATGGGCCACATATGGAGGGAATTCCATTCGTTCCTTGGTTCCCTGTAGATCATGAGCCTATGCCACAGGGAGTTTATGATCGCCTTAAAAGAGCGATGGTGGCTATTGCTTACTCAAAATCTGGCGTAAGAGAAGCAAAAGAGCGAGGTTTAGATGTTGAGTATGTACCTCATGGCGTAGATACAAATCTATTTAAGCCTAAAATGCGTGAAATATCTCGTAAACAGATTGGTCTTCCTCAAGATTGTTTTATTGCTTCTATTGTTGCGATGAATAAGGGAATTCCTCCACGCAAGGCATGGCCTCAACAGTTACAAGCCTTTGCTGAGTTTCATAAGAAACATCCAGATTCAAAGTTGTATCTTCATACTTTGATGACACCTGAAGTTGGTGGATATAACATTTGGGATTTGGTAAAGATGCTTGGTTTAGAAGACGCTGTAGTGGTTCCAGAGCAGTTTCAATATATTGCTGGATATCCACCAGAGTTTATAGCAGAAGTTTATAATGCAAGCGATGTTCTTATGTCTGCAACTATGGGAGAGGGATTTGGTATCCCAATTATTGAAGCGCAAGCATGTGGTACTCCCGTAATTGCTGGTGGGTGGACTGCTATGGAAGAACTGGTATTTGCTGGATGGAAGTTAGATCGCTATTCGGAGGCAATTCCGTATATCACACAGTTGGCAGCAACTCAATATGTTCCTTCTGTTGATGCAATTCTTGATAAGTTAGAGCAAGCATATGATATGCCTAATGAAGACAGAATGAAACTACGCGAAACTGCAAGAGAGGGTGCTTTACAGTATGATGCAGATCTGATTACTGAAAAGTATTGGGTTCCTACTCTTAAGGTCATTGAAGATAGATTAGTAGAATTTAAGGCTAGTCAAAACAAGGCTAGCGTTCCTGTAACAAAAGGAACTGGAGCGGGCAATCGCGCACAACGTAGAAGGCAAGCGAGAAAGGCAAATAAGAATGGCTAATAACGCTTTAATCCTTCAGTCGTGTATTAATTGGAAAGCAGAAATGGTGAAGGCTCTAGATTGGCTAGAGCCTATTCACCAAGCCTACGCTGATAATTGGGATATGGATTATCTGGCTAACAGAGAACAAGTAATTGAAACAGATGATCCTGAATATAATCCAGCGTGGGATAGAATTAAATTAATGATGGATATTTTAGATGAAGAAAGATATGAATATATCTTTTGGATTGATCATGATTGTGTAATAGTAGATTTTTCTACAGATCTTAGAACTGGTCTTGATGAAGGGAAAGATCTTGGTTTAGTTCTTCATCCCGGAGTTCCGGGGCATCCTCAACTGGGCGCACACTTTAATATGGGTGTTATTCTATTAAGATGTACGGATAGAACTAAAGAATTCATTCATGAAGTATGGAACAATAGATTTTCTGGACCTCCGTGGTATGAACAAGATGTTGTTAATAGATTGTTAAGAGAATTTAAATGGATGAATATGTTTCAAATTGCTGATGATAAATGGAATTCTACATTAAATGTAAATGATTCTCCCAATCCTGTAATTATGGCTTTTCATGGGCATGGTCAGCATCATGATGTAGATTATCGTCTTAACTTAATGAAACAATCCTATGATCATTTTAATGTAGAAAAACAAATAGAAACTGTAAAAAACCACTCTGCTTGACCTTAAAAGGTAGACGATTTACCTTCCCCCATAAGAAAGGATAGTTTGGGGCCTATAAGGTCTGCGTCCCCTTTGTACATTCTAAAAAGGAGTGACCCAGAATGGCACAAGAAGTAAATGTAAGAGGTATTGCGCGTGTACCCTTTGGTGCAGGTTCAGCCTCAACCACAACCGTATCAGGTAGCGCTGTTGCTACTCTTGACCTAGATAACGGTCAAACTCGTAGAGTGCTACAAAATGAAAGAGCAAGATTTGTTGTTCTTCCAGATCTTTACCCAGTAATGCAAGTTTCTGGTGCAGTTGCAACTTCAGGTACTGCTTCAGGACTAGTATGGCGTGCCCCTCGCGCCGGTAAACTAACTGGTGTTGTTGCTCAAGTAGGTACTGCTCCTACTGGTGCGACTTTAATCCTTGATGTTAAGCGTGTTGGTGCTGGTTCAGCCCCTACCGCTGCTGGAACTTCCGTATTTACCGAAGCAGGACACAAACCAACCATTGCAACTAGTGCTTTTGCTTCTACTCTTAATGGAACCGCTGGTGTACCAGACAATCAGAGTTTTGCTGCTGGTGACTATTTAAGAGTTGAAGTAGAACAAGTAGGCTCATCTGTAGCCGGTGGAAATCTAACCGTCCAATTCTTTGGATACTAGGAGGCTATCATGGCTACCTATGTAAGACTAAGAGGACTATCAAGAAGACCATTTCGTGTAAGCGATACTAATTCTGTAAATGATGTTAAAGTAAGATATAGTGATATTGTAACTGTTGATATTGACGATCAACAAACTCTTCGTCATTTAAGAAATTCAGGCGAAGGTCGCTTTATCACAGCATCTGATAATTATTTTAATCTATCACAGCCGGGTGACTTTAGTGCAACTTCAGGAACTGCTTCAGGGCTTGTTGTTCGCGCTCCAAGAGACTTGGTTATTAAAGGTGTAGATGTAGCAGTTGGAGCAAATGGTGGGACTGTACAATATGACGTTAAATACATGACTGCCGCAGAGGGACCAAATGCAGCAGGTATTTCTATTTTTGGAACAGTAACCGCTGACCGTCCTACAATTGGGGCTGGTGAGTTTGCTGCTTCAAGTGGTTCAGTAACAAATACCACTTGGGGTAAAGGAGACTATCTAAGAGTAGAAGTTGCAGCGATTTCTGGTACTGCTTCTAATGCTTCTATTTCAATTAGATCAGACCAGATTTAAAAACTGAATATGTATTAAATAAAAAGGTCCAGTCTTACCGGCTGGGCCTTTTTTATGCCCTTTTTCTTTAACTTAAACTATGAAGGAGAAAAACATGGCCTTAACAATACCCGGTACTGCAAGTAGTACAATGCAAGGAATTTATCCTACCATTCCTAGTGGAAATTTAACTCCAGAACAACAGACTGCTGTTGATCTTGCGTGGTTAAAAGTAGAAGATGGGTTTGACTCTTTACCCGGTGGACCTTATCTACTAGATATTACAAGAAAAAACTTTAGTGAGCAAAAATCCGCACTTCTTTTTCCTTTTGCTCTTCAAAGAATTAATTATACTTTCCCAAATCCCTCAACTCCAACTTTTGATTTAACAAGTTTTCCGTGGAGGGATCATCACACTTTAATGGCTCAAGGATTAACTCTTGAAATTATTCAGCACTTAATTAGATCGTATTCAGAAATTCCATTGCCTACAGGATCGGGTAATATTACTTTGCTTGATAGAACTACTTATCAACAAAGATGGACTGAAATTTATAAAACAGAAGAAGAACTTTTTAAAAACGAATGTAGAGTATTTAAGCGTTCTTACATGCAACTTGGGAAGGCTCGCGGTCTTGTGGACAGCAAGCAGGGTCGTCTTGTTCCAATTCCAATGCGTGTACGTTACCCACGCTTTATGGGTTACAGATAGGATTATTATGGCAATTGAAAACATGATGTTTAAGTATGGTTATGATGATGGAACTACTCCTGCTGAAGTTAAGAATGTAAGACAATCTGTTTTTGATTATACATTTAGATACGGCAATCCTGTTGTAATAAAACGTATTTATAATACAGATGACGTTGCAGCAGGAACGACAGAATGGGATAACACTTTTGATGACGTTTATGAGCAAAGTTCTACAATTGGAGATAATTTAGGATTTAGTGCCGGGTGGAATGACGGATATTTTACTTACATCACTTTAGGTGATGGAAATATAATGATTGACGATGACACTCCAAATAGAACAGGTGCTTTTAAGTTATTTGTAACTTCGGGAGTCGCACCGTGGACTCCTGCTATTCAAGACGGAGATATGATTATATCAACAAGAATAGAATTAGATTCTAATAATAAAGTTGTTATTACAGGAACTGGAGATAGATATAGGGTACAAAGAGTATATCTAGTTCCTCTTAGAGCAGAATTAAATCGTGGATATATGAATTCAGAAACAAATTATGTAGAGAACCCGGATATTATGGTTTCTCAGAATTTTGAAGCGGTTAGAATACCACGTTCTGATCCTTTATATGATATTGAAATTAATAGTGGTACTACGATAGGATAGTAATGGCAGAAAGTACGCTTAAAGCCCCAATTAATTATAAAATGGAAATCAAAAGGGCTGTTGTTAAAAGTCTTCAAAATGTTTTTTATAATACTGAAAATTATTTCCCGGAGTATAAATCTTCAGAATTAATGACAAAATCTCACATTACTATTGAATATCCACAAAAACCAGAACAATATCCTTCTATGATTGTCGGTTTTAAAGAAAAAGAATTAAAATCAGCAGGAATTGCTCATAGTGAAATCATTGACGGGACTTCTGTTGTTCAGAGATGGTTATTTCAAGGTTCTATTTCAATAGAAATCTTTGCGTTAACATCTATGGATAGAGATTTTATATCTGATAGTCTAGTAAATATGTTGTCTTTTGGAAGAATTGAAAATTTTCCATTTCGTGATTATATAGAAGATAATGCTCAGGTTGACATACAGGTTTCAGTAGGTTCTTTATCACCTATCGGTGAGGAAACCATGAGTGGAGCAAGTTGGGGTCTTACCGACCAGAGGATTTATACTACGGGTTATGAATTTGGTTGTATGGGTGGATTTGTTTCAACTACGAATAATTATGACTTTGTATCTGGATTTGACGCAAGAGCAGTTGGTTCTTGGGAAACAATAGAAATAGACGTCCCTTAGCCGCTATAAAGTATTTAATTTCTATCACATTAATAAGTAGAATATTTAATTATTGATTCAATAAAGGATGGTTAAAATGGCATTATCTTATGTGCCGCCCGGAGTTTTGCCAGCGATTGAGGTAATATCAACTCCACAGGCTCCTAATGTAACATCACAAGTTGTACCTATTATCATAGGAGAAGCAAGCGGCTATCAAACTTTTAGTGAAAATATTCAATTGAGTGGGACTACCGCTGTAAACTTTTCTAAAAAGGGCATAGACGTATCAACAAACGGAACGGCTCTTTATAACTTGGCTGTTACTGGAACCAATCCTGTAACTTTTGAATCAGTAAGTCCTGCTAATTATATTGTAGAACTGGTTTCTTCTGGGACAGCAACTGGAGATGAACAATATTCAGTTAAAAGAGCCTCTATTCCCGGTACTCCTACTCTTACTCCGGGAACCGCAGGGAGTGCAGCCGTTCCAGCAGGAACCTATCGTTATGCTGTCTCATATTTAGTTAACATTGAGACTGGTGGAGGAACTACAATCTATGAAACTGGAATCGGTTCTTATGGAACTGTAAATGTTGTCGCCGGAACTGCGGCTGAATCAGTTGGTGGTACTGTTGTTATCTCTGGAATGGGAAATTCAAGTCCTTCGGATATTGCTGCTATAGGTAAAAACATTTATAGATCTGTTAACTTAGGAACGGATTCAAACCCAAATTGGGGTCCATATTATAAAGTAACTTCAGGTACTGCTGCAAGTGCTGCAATTGGCGACGATGAATATACAGATTCTGAAATTGATGTAACTGCAAATTCAAATGCTTTAGATCCAATTGAATCTGGCAACACAATTACTTTCCAATATAATTATACTGATGTAAATTATTGGGAGCCAACATTATTTTCAGATTTTAATGATGTTGTAGAAAAGTATGGTGATGCATTCACTGCAACAGGAGAAATTAATTCTGAAGCATCTTTTGCTGCAAAACTAGCGATTCTAAATGGCGCAGGCACTGTAGTTGTTGCGCCAATCCCAGCGAATGGTGAATCTAATAATACAAATTGGGAAGATGCATTGCTTCGTCTAGAAGAAGATCAAGATGGTAATGTTATTGTACCATTAACAGGAAGAACCGCAGTACATTCGCTAGTTTCTGCTCACATCACTAAATTAAAACAAAGAAATGTATGGAAAACAGCAGTCTTGGGAATGGATGGTTCTTCAAATTCCGTATCAGCAGATACTTTAAGAGCAACTGCCGAATCATATGCAAACTCTGATTTGGCTTTAATATCACCAACAATCTTTAACTATTACAATAGTTATTTAGGCACAGAAGTACCAATTGGTGGTCAATATGTAGCGGCCTGTCTTGCAGGTATGCACGCAAGTAGACCTCTTTCAGAGTCTTTGACTAGAAAACAAATTGCAGGAATTTCCTCTGTTGGAGAAAAAAGAACTACTGTTGGTAAAAATCAAGATGGACAAGCAGGATTAACTGTTGTTGAACAAATTCCAAGTACCGGAAGTATTAGAATTCGTCATGAAATCACAACAGATCCTAGCGATATCAACACTAGAGAATACCCAGTTATTTTACAAAGAAACAATATGGTTAATATTGTTGCTCAAGAATTAGATAATCAAGTCGTTGGAAAAATCTTAGCAGACACTTCTGCACCTTCAAAGGTTTCTCTAGTTGTTTCTCAGATTTTAGATAATCTAGTAAATACTAGAAATCTTGGAGACTATCAAGCAGTTACTGCAAGATTTTCAACAAACGACCCTACAGTAATTAGTGTTCGTTGGGAATATCGTCCATTCTATACAATTAATTACGTTCAAATTTCGTTTGGTATTAATCTTACAACTGGCGGAATTACTACTGGCAATATTAATTTGATACTTTAAGGAGAATAATAAATAATGGCTATTAGAGCAAGACAAACGGGTTCCGCATTTACTGCGTGGACTTTAAAAGATGGAGCAGGCAATAATAAAATTTTAGCCTTATGTCAGGAAGTTACTCATCGTTCTCCACAGCCAGTAACTGGAGCCGTTGAAGTACATCCTTTGAATTATGTAAGGCCAACTGAGATTATTGTTCCTCGCGCAATTACTCACGGCGAGATTACAATGACCGTTCTTGAAACTTTTGATAAAAATATTTGGCAAACACTAAGAGATATGTTTAGTGGAATTCCTCAAGATATAAACGATTTAGCGGATTTCTTTACTTGGATGATGACTAGCACAGATATGAATGATGATAATGGAAGCAAGTTTGCCTTACAAAGAGTAATTAGAAATCCAAATTCAACTACTTGGAGAGTAAAAACTTTTAAAAACGCAAGAGTTGTTGATGTAAGAGATGATGAAAATGCAACTGTTGATTCTATTGTTAATCCTTTATCAATTACAGTTTGGTACACAAATCTTGAAGAAACAACAGCAACTTATGCAAATGAAGGCATTCCAGTACAAGACCCAGTTTGGGGGGTTAATTAAATAATTGGAGATTAAATTGAGTGAAGAAAATAGTCAGGATTTATTTGAAGAAATAACTAATTCAGACGAATTTAATGAATTGATTCATATAGGTCATATTGTTCGTTCTTTTGAGTGGTATAATCATAAATTTGAAATAAGAACTTTAAAATTGGAAGAAGAACTAATAGTAGGTCAAATAGTTAAAGAATTTACAGATACGATTGCTGAAGAGAAGGCTGCCGCTGTTGCTATAGCGGCAGCCTGTATTGTTTCTATTAATAACACTCCATTTATGCCTCGCTATGACAAAAGCGCTTACATAAATATAAAAGAAAAGTTTAATTATATATTAAAAAATTGGAATTGGATAATTATAGAATCAATAAATGGTGAATATGTACAACTTCTAGCATCTATGTATGATGAAATAGAGAGGGTTGAAAATTTATCAAGCAAGGATCTGAAGAATTCAAGTTCTTTCTCAGATCCCTTGACAGATCAGGTGTCATAAATAGAAAACCCTTAAATCATTTAACAAATTTAATAAATCTTCATCTTTTTGTTTGGGAAAGAGAAGATCAAACAGAAGAAAAAGAAACAATGTTTAAACAATCACTAATGCAGGCTTTCCCATCAATGACTGAAAAAATCTGGGGAATTGATAATAAAGATGATGAAGCATTAGGAGATAATTACGAACAAATTATCCCCGATACAATGGAAGATTTTGTTTCTCTTGAAAAGTTTTTAACAAATCTTGAAATGAAGGCTGAAGATTTAGAAAAGAGTTAAAATGGCGGATTCTGATAAAATTGTAGAAGCAATTGCAAGTTTGCATGAAACAACGAGAATAGGTGTAAAAGCACAAGAAGCCTATAATGAATCCCTATCTCAACAATTAGGAGAAATTAAAAATCTTTTATCAGGAAGTTCTGGGGGATCTGGTGGGGATTCAGATCAAAGAAGATCTAGCAATGCTTACACTCGCGCTACAAGAAGCGCTGAGGAATTCAGATCGCTTCCTGAAAAGGTGAGAGCGCGGCCAAGGACGCAGTTTGCCTACGGTGTTAAAAACGCAGAGGGTGATGTAGCAGATGGGTATTTAAACTTAAGAAGAAATGTTGGTTTATTAAACCTTCCCGAAGCACACAGGATGTTGCAAGAGGGTCATTTCCAACAAGCGGGATATCAGGTTGCCTCTGGACTAGTTAGTAGTCCTTATTCTCGTCCATTTACAATTCCGTCTGGTCTAAGGTTAGGCGCTCAAGGTTTAGACTTTGCAAGAAATAGAGTAATTGGGCAAAGATTAGGACAACCTAACCAGATGGGTATGCTTGGTGGAGCAATGGGTCCGGGAATTGACAGTTTTTCAAGTGGACTTGGATCTTATGTTGCAAGCCTTACAGCCTTTCCTTCTATATTTGCAAGTAAAACCGGAGAACCGTTTAGTATGTTTGGCGGATCAATGGCTCCCGCTATTTCTCAAGGTTATCAAATGCGTAAAGAAGCATTTATGCGTTCAATAAATCCTTTTGATATGATGGGTTATAAACAAAATCTTTCTCTTATAGAGGCGTCAAGATCAAAAGGATTTAGAAGTTTAGGAGAGACTTATAACGTTTCTGAAAGCGCAAAAGAAATTATGCAAAAAGTCGGAATTGATGCAGGAACGGCGATAGATGTTATTGATCTTTCTATAAAAAGGCTTGGCTTAGACGCAAAAGAAGCACAAGAAGAGATGGAAGTTTTTGGTAAAATGGCAAGGGGAGCAGGAAAAGGTGTTGCTCAATTTGCTCAAGAAACTGTTCAAGTGCTAAATCAAATGAGTTTGCAAAACACAAGAGGTCCGGGTTCATTACAAGCCGCCGCCTTAATGAGCAGCGTTCCCCAAGTCCAAGGACAAGGTGTATTTAATCTTCTAAATAGCCCTACTATGCTTGGGCTAACTATGGGTAGCATGGCTGGTCAAGGTGCTAGTATGTCAACTATGATGGCAATGGCAATGGGCGATCCATTTTCTGCTGGGGGTGGAAGAGAGTCGCTTGAAATGATGAGTCAAGGTTTGAGTTCATATAAAAGCACAGTTGATATGTTTATGCGATCTGCTCCGGGATCAACTAAAGAAGAAAAAGAAACTTTTGCATTTAATATGGCAGCACAAACTTTTGGGCTAGACGGACCAATGACTGCTCAAAGAATTTATAATCAAACTGACAAAATAAAAACTCAAGCCTCAACGCTAGAAAGTTTAAATGAAATGAAAAGTTTAGAAAAATTTGGCGTTAAAGGAATGCAAAAGCAAGCATTAGGACTTGGTGGAGGTAAACCTTCAAAAGAAGTTAAAAGCGCTTTAGATACATTGAGAAAGGGTTTTAAACAATCAGCAAGTGGAGGACCAATGTTACCGGGTATGGCTTCTCCCGGTATAACTTTTGCTGATCCTAGTGGTAGAGATAATCAAGCATTTAATATATATGTTAATAGAATGATTCAAGCAAAACGATTTAAAACTGAAGACCCTACTGAAGTTTATCAAATGGCAGAAGATGCTGGTTTAGATCCAGAGCAAGTTGAGAGAGCAGCAGATTTATATATTGCCGCAGGAAGAGCAGAAGGCGATGGCGCAAAAAATGCTTTTGGCAAGTTAGCCTCAGAATTTGATATATCAGTTGGCGGAAACCCAATGCGAGGGGAAAAAGGTTTTGTCAGTAGTGAATTGAAAGAATTATCAAAACAGAACTGGCAAAAATTAAGTGCCGCTCAAAAGAATCAGTATATTAAAAAGGGAACTGAAACTCTTGATAAAGCATTAGAGGGTGGATTAATTAAAAAACCATACTATCAAAAACAACTTGAATTAGTAAGAAAAGGTGAATTTGATATTTCTGCATTTGAAAAAAGAATTGCTGGAACTGCGGCTGGTCAAACACAAGATCAAAGTAGACAACTTGTTGACTTAACTGATGACGCTAAAAAACTTCTAAAACTATTGCCTAACAGAGAAGCCTCTAAGAGAGAAACGGGATAATAATAAATGGCTATTCGTAAAATTATTTCTCGCTCAACGTGGGGCGCTCAACCTCCTAAAAAAACAAAAAAAACTTCTTGGCACAAAGGAATTAAAGTATTTATTCACCATACCCAAGAAGTTACCCTTGGAACAGGAGAAAGCGCTTCTAATGAATATCTAAGATTAAAAAAAATACAAAGTGAAGATATGACTTTAAGACCCGCAGGCAAAGGGTTAGATGATATTAGATTTCATTATATAATAATGCCTAGTGGAAATGTTTATGAAGGAAGAGGGAAAGCAGTAGAAGGTCAACATTGTGTAGGTCATAACAATGAGCCGGGAATTGCTATTGATGGAGATTATAGCAATGATTTACCCTCCGAAGCAGCGTTAAAATCTTTATCGTGGCTACTTGATGAACTCAATTTAGATCAGAATAATTTACAAGGTCATAAAGATGGCGACAATAGCGTTAGTTGCCCCGGTGATGAATTCTATTCCTACATAAAAAATAATAAACTACCTTCATGGAAAGAGGGCAGTTCTGATTCTGATGACGGAACAAAAGATATTAGTGGATATACTTTTCCAAAAGGAGTGGCCGCAAACGCTGTTACTAGGATTGTTCCAATGCCAGAGGACGATCCTTTTTCTCCAAATTTAATTGCAAATAAAGAAAAATATTATAATTCTATAGATCCAAATTTTAAAAAAAGTAATACAAGTAGATATCTTGATTCTTCAGCATATTTTTCAGGTGGAGTTTATGATACAAGAAATATGTGTTCTTTTTCCTATTATGATAATACTGTAGAAGGAGAGCCAATAAAGAAAAGTATATGGCTTTTAGTTCCTCCAGAAAATATTTCTTGGAGTTATTCATTAAGAACAAAAGTTGAAGATACTTACGGCGGTCAAGTAATACAGATATTAGGCGTTCAAATAGATAATTTCAAATTAAGCGGATATGTGCCGAACGGTTTTTGGGGAATAAATAACAATTATTATAATAAAAGCGATGATATTTCTTTTTTTGAAGATAAAGAAAATGCTCGCAAAAATGGAATAGTGCATCTTGCTAATTTCTTTAGAGATTTCTTTACAGTTAAGAGTCAGTCATCTTTTTCTAATCAAAATATGCGATTTAGTTACCCTCATTACGGTTGGGAAGGGGCTAATGATATTAAATTAATTCCTTATGAATTTCCAAGGGTCAGAATTGCAAATGACGAGATTTTACCTCAATGGGAATTAGAATGTAGTTTAGTAGAATATTTATCTAGTCATTTTGTTTCTAAAGCAACTACAGCAGCAACAAATCAACTTAAATACAATAAAGGTGGAATTGGTTTTGTCGAATTTATTCAATGGTCTGATCCCACTGCAACAAGTGATATTTCGGTAAGCGAAGAAGCCCGGTCACTTGGAGCCTCATATGCTGAATTTGTGAACAATTTTGATATAACTGAATCTGATGCACTTTCGCAAGCAGGTTTTACCTATCCCCCAGACGTAATAGATAGGAACGTTACATCAGAAGTACAAAAAGTAATTGAAGATAGGTTTGGAATAAATGTCTGAAAAAAAGATAACTCCAAAACAGCAACAATTAATCAATAAAAATGCTGGTGAAAGAAAAGCATTTCTTAAAAAAATTTCTTATGGAACAGACTCTTATAGTCAAAGCGGTCAATTAGGATTTAATCAAGCCGCTTCTGATAATAAAGAAGAAGATAGAAAGTTTACTTTACCACAAGACACTGCTTCTTTTGATTTATGGGTACTAGAAGTAAATTATGGATATGGCTTAGTTGGACAAAATGCTGTTTCTCGTTTTTATAATAAATTTTATCCTCAATACTTTAAAAGAAATCCTTTTCAAATCAAAGGACTTTGTAAAGATGAAGCAGAATATAATGCATTAGCAAAATTTATTAGAGAACAACAAGTTAATGCAACTATTGATCATAATAATTTATTTTTATTAGAAATTCCCGGGGCTGGAGTTAGATCATTGGGAGTAGTTATGAGTTTTCAGGCTGGAGTATCTGTTCAAAATCAAGGTATCCCAGTTGCTCCAGAGTTTGTTTTTGAATTTGTTATTTTTAGAGATTTGACAGATCCTCATGATATTAATTTTAATAGAAATGCAAAATTTAGTGAATTTATAAAGTACCCAACTAATAAAACGGCGACAATAAAAGATGGTCAAAAAATTCCTGCAATTTTTTCAACAGATGCTGGAGCAATTAAACCATTTAATCCCGCTAGACAACCGTTCACTTCTAATAACGATCCAATTTCAGGAATAAACGACGGGACAAAGGGAGCGAAAGGAAGTTAAAATGGGAAGACGAATCGCCTATTCTCCAGAAGTTCGTGTTTATATACAGCCTAATGAAACAGACGATGAGGGCAAATTAGTCCCCCCTATTGATATTTCTAATGATATAATTGAAGGGTCAATAGAAAGAAGATCAAATGACGTTTCTACTGCTAGGTTTGTTCTTCAAGGTAGAAGATCTGGTGGGTCAGAAGACAATACTACTTCTATTTTATTATCAGGCAAAATTCGTCCTATGGATAGGATCGTAGTTTATCTTAAAAAAACGAAGCCAATTTTAGTGTTTTCTGGCTATATTGATTTAGTACCTTTAGTTCAGTTCGTTCCAGAGCCAGTTGTTATCGAAGCAAGTTGTTCTCTAAAAAGATTGCAATATACTTACTTTGACCCAACTCTTCCCAACGTAATGCAGGCTTTTTTGCAAATGGGTATGATTGTTCAAAATAATGATAGTGGATTTAATGTATTTCAGCCTCCCGGAGCAGATTCAACAGGAACTGGAGACATTGAAGATCAAGGTTTTCCTAAACTACTTAGTTTTCTTTTAATTGATGTGGGAGGTTGGAACCCAGATACTGTTTACATTGAACCTCTTCCTCAAGAATGGTTAGACACTGTTGAGCCAATGTTTAGAAACTTTATTGTAGAAGATCAAACTTGGGAATCAGCAAAAGAATTTTTAGATGCTTGGCTTGGGGCTGAACCGTCAGGAGATGGTGGTGGTGGTGTAGGAGGGTCAGGAACTCATGTATTAGTAGACGAAGAAAAAGTCTTGAATTATTTAAAAAGTGTTGATGTAGCACAATGGATTATTGATCAATTGCCAACTTACTACAATGTTGGGACAAAGCATAAAGTTGATCCAAGATTTCTTATTGCAATCACTTTATTAGAAACTTCTTATGGTAAACACCAACCTGCTGTAAACAGACATAATCCCGGAGGTCTAGGAACAGATTATTCTTATCCTTCTTGGGAAGTTTCGATTCCCAAGATGGCTACCATAACATGGGAATCGAAAAGCGAATATGATGGGAAATATACTGTTGAAGAAATTGGTTCTGTTTGGGCACCTGTTTCTGATCCTAGAAATGATAATGCAAATTGGCCTAAAAATGTAAAGAGTTTTATGGAAAAAATGGGAGCCAATCCTAATTTTCCCGTTCGTGGTCCAAAATATGAAAAAGCAGTAGAAGATGCTGCAAGCCCGACAAGAAACTCTGCCGCTGGAACGGGGACTAGAGACAATAATACTTTAACAGTGTATTTAGAAGCAGTTGGTGCTGGAGCAAATAATGATACGTTTTTAAATGGATATCAAAAATTAGATTTTTTTGCAAGAGGATATGAAGTAGAATCTAGTATTAATAGAATGGCAAAAAATAGAGATATTGCTAAAAGAATTAAAGATAGAGTAAATGAAATAATTGCTACACAAAATAGAATAAATAAATCAAAAAAAATTAAAGAAGTTGATCCAATTGATATTAAAATAGTTTATCATTCAGATGTTACAAAAGGTTGGAAAGGAGATTTGTATTTAGCAATAGATCATACTGATTCTGATAGAGATGAAGATTTTTGTTACTATGTTACACCAAAGGGTAGCAGTCCTAATTTAACTAATCCAAGCATTACTCAGGGTTATCGCGGTCCTTTGAATACGGGTCAATATGGGTCTGATTGGAAGAAACCTTCAAGTATCTTTGGACGGGACGTAATTAAAAATGACAAATCTTTAATAAAAAATTCTAATAATTTTATCAATTTACTAGGAAAAGCAAAGAACAATCCTAATTCAAAAAAGAGTGGCAATGGATTAACTGCAATTAGAGGATCACAAAGTTTTAGTTCAGAAGAGGCCGCAAAAAATTCTTGGAACGGATCAATTCCCGGATTTTTCTATACTGCGGCATCAACTTGTGCGTATCTACAACTTCCAAATAAAAGTTCAGAATGGATTCCTGAAACCGATGATTGGGCATGGCAGATAGCAATTGCTATTTATGATTATGCTATAAAAATGAAATCTAAAGGAAAAATTCAAAAAACTATTGCTGAAGGAAACCCAAATAAAGAAGATACTACTGATCGCGGTAATGGAACTTCCGTCGTGGGGAGTGAAAAATTTTTTAACCCGCTAGGCGGTGTAAAATGGAATAATTTAGGTGGCGTTGCTGGTCACAAAGCGAGACCGGAGAACAATTGGCAAAGCGATTATGCTGTTGATATGGGAGTCCCTGAAGGCACTCCTGTTTTTGCTCCTTTTAGTGGGAAAATAGTAAAAGAAGGACTACTTGATTCTAGCGATCCTAAAATGGCTGGGATTAGAGTTGGTTTAGAAGGAAATACTGGATATTCTGCTTATCTTGCTCATTTGAGTTCCACAATTGTAAAAGTCGGAGATGAAGTCACTGGAGGTCAACAAATTGGTTTAAGTGGTAAGGCTGGTCCTCCCCATTTACATTTTGGAATGGCAAAAGGTTCATATAATGCACCATATTCTGCTGGAATTGACCCAATGCCATTTTTAGATGGCGCATCTACAGATGTGTCTGGCGGTTCTAGTAGCGGAAATGATGATTCTAAAAACTATCAAGATGCAATTAATTTTAATAGAGCAGCCTTTAATGTTGCTTATCAATTCCCCGGAAGTCTAGTTGATTCACTTTTGTTGAGAGGTAAAAGAGCATTACAAAATGACGTTCCTTTATTTGACAGTGTTAAAGATATAGCAATTGGTTCAATGCGTAATTTTGCTTCTCTTCCAAATGGCGATTTTATTGCTTGGTATCCCGATTATTTTAATATTGCAAAAAGAACTCCGTGGCTTAGAATTAGTCAATTAGAAATTAAAAAATGTACAATTGATTTTTCTGATAAGTATCTTACTACTCATGTTTATATTATGGGAAACCCTTACGGAATTGGCAATTTCCCCTCTGCTAATTCCGATTGGTATGAAAAATTACAAGGTGCTGGAGTAATTACAATTGAACAAGAAGGAATATTAGATTCTTTTCTTTATCCATTAAATAAAGAAGAAAAGACAAAAGATAAAACAAAAAAAGATAAAGAAGAAAGAACAGATGATGGTGAAGATTTTGAATTTAATCAAAAAGAATCTTCTCTTAATTTTCTAGAAAAATATGGAGCAAGACCTTACACAGAAAGTAATCTTACTATTCGTCATCCTATTGTTGAATTTTTTTACGCATATCATACCTTTATGACTAAATGGGCAGAACAATTTATTTCAAGAGCAGAATTTACTTTTATGCCTGAACTATTTCCCGGCATGATTATTGAAATTCCTAATTATCAAAATAATATAAAAAGTTTTACTTTTTATGTTCAAGATGTAACTCATACATTTAGTTATTCTAGTGGATTTAGTACTTCAGCAGTTTTGATTGCTCCGGGAATGACAGATTATGACGAAACAAAAGATCCTATTGGTATGGTCGCAGTAAGACCTCCTTCTGGAGCGCGACCAGCGACAGTTGTTCCTATGAACAAAAGTACGACAGGAAAAAAGCAAACTTATAAGGAATGGCTCAATGGGAGAAAAAGTACAAAAAAACTAGCGGCTCAATGGGATAAATTGGATGGAATAAGTTAAAATGGCACAGTTTATTAATTCTCCTTCTCAAGTTATATACAATAGAATAAAAATAACTATATGTGATCCTTTAAATGGATATATTGAAGGAATAGATATGTATGGGCAATCTATTAGACTTGCCTATTCTTTTTATTATTCTCCCTATATACAAATTCCGAGAATAGACGAATACTGGATTGTAAAAAAAATTGACAACAACTGGAATCTATATGCTCGTTTTGAAAGCGATGATCAGTTAAGAAAAATTACAGATCTTAGTCCGGGGGATGTTAGAATAGAAAGTAAAAATATTCTTTATGTAGATGCAGATCAAGAAATAGTTATGGATTTTAATAAAGCGGCTCCAAGTTTGAGAAATCTTGAAGAAAACACTTTACCCGGAACGGCTCTATTTGGTTCTGGTACTCTAAATCAATTTTCAGCAGGAACTCTTATTTATACAACTAAATTAGTATCACCGTTAGTATCTGGACTTTCTACAGCAAATTTGCTTGATGGACAAGAAGAAAAGTTATTATTAGAAGATGATGACGATAGGCTTATTTGGTCATTTAGATATAATCAATTAAATACAGAATGGAACTTTATTGGTGGTCCCTCTCATGTTCACTTTACTCCCGGCACTACCACTAACACAGGAACTGCTTGGGTAGGAACGGCACCGGCAATTACTGTCCCCTATGATGGAACATATATTCTTTCAGGAGGGGCTGAAGCACAATCAGATGCAAACAATACAGGATTTAATTTAGGCTTATCTGTAAATGGTTCCGCTCCTGCTGCTACACTAACTATTTATGCTTCTCAAAAAGATAAACCAGAGGCCGTTAGTACTACATATAAATTAGATTTTAATAAAAATGACGTACTTTCTATTCAGTATAGAAAAGATCCAGATTATGCACCTGCCGGTACAGCATCTTTCTTCAATAGATGGATCAGAATTGAACCTATAACTGTGACTACATAGTGGTGAATAGCGCAACCTAATTATAGAGGAATATATAAAAAATGACTTGGAGCCTTAAAATCTCTAACGGAGATTTAGCAAAAGGATATGATAATAACTTAGAAGTTGTAAGGGGATCAGAAAAGGTCGTCCAAGATTTGATGTGCTGGATTCGTCATCCTGTTGGCACCGATCCTATGAACCCAGATCTTGGTTCTCTGATTGAATATGGAGAGCAAGGTAAAACTTATATGATTAATAAAGAAATGGTTGTTTTACCTGAAGAATACGAAGATTTAGTTGTTTCAGAAATAAATAGACTTATTCGTTATTATCAGTCTTACCAAGGAATGAGGATAGAACAAGAAATAAACCAGTTTGGTAGAATCGTTACTTATGATCAGGATGAAATTATTAATAATTTTAATATAGATTATATTAAAAATTATGATACTTTATATATTTCTGTTAATTTAGAAACAATAAGCGGTGAATTGTATAGATTAAATATACCAATACAAAACGAAGCAACTGTTAGAGGAATCTGATGTGGACTCAAGAAGAATTTAGTAAAAAAATGAGGGATCAGTTGTATCTATTAGATCCTGAAATTTCCGCCGAATTAGGAACTCCTGAAAGAAAAATTATTGATGCAGTTGCTCAAGCACTTGCTGAAACTCAATTTCAAGGTTTTATAGAAGATTATCAATTTGATATTGATACAAAATTTGGATCTGATCTTGATGATTTTGTTCAACTTTTTGGGTTTTCTAGACAAACTGCAAAAAGAGCAATTGGTCAAGTAACTTTTAGTCGTAATCAAACGAATGGCATTCCAGTTTTTATTCCTGCTGGAACTCAACTCAGTACAGTTGCGAATGCAGCCTCTCCTGCTGTTAATTTTATAACCTCTGTTGATGCAACTCTCTCAGAAAATCAGTTGTTTGCTAAAGTTCCAATTGAGGCTACTTTTGCTGGAGGAAACGGAAACGTTGCCGCAGATAAAATTACAGTTTCTACTGGAAACCTAAGTAATATTTCTTCAATCACAAATGAAGTTGCTACTTACGGTGGAACAAGTTCAGAAACAGACGACGAACTTAAAATAAGATTTAAGAATAATTTATTTAGAAATATTGCGGGAATTGAAGATCAGTTTCTTGCGTTATCTGTTGCTAATCAATATACAAATAGAGCAGTTATTCTTAAAGCATCAAATAAATTTGAAGAATACATTCAAATTGACGCATCTGGGACTGCGGTTTCTGAAAATAGAAATGCAAAATATATTTATAATCAAAATTATTATTTAAGTGACAGAAAAGACAACGATACTAAATTCTATAGCCCAGATAGCGATTATACTTTTACTAGAAACACTCTGGGAGACATAAAATATCCTAGCATTTCTGTTGACAGTTTTGCAGTTAATCCAGCACCAAACGGAACTGTGTCTTTAACTTCTTATGAAGATATAGATAGTGGTAATCTTTTTGGCGAATACCAGTATGCTTATACTTATAAATATAATCCGGGTGGAGAAAGTTCTTTATCTCCATTAAGCGGTACTGCGGTCTTAGAACAAGGCTCTGTAACAATTACAGACATTGAAAATTCATCAGGAACATCTTCTGCCGGGGGAACTGTTCAATATAAAAATGTTTATAGAAGAGATTTATTATATGACAACACTTGGTATCAAATAGGAAGTGTTGTTCCAGAAGCAGTATTTGATGTTACAACTGTAGCAAGAGATGCTAATAATATTGTTACTTTAACTCTTAATAATGGAACTGCTAGTACAGAAGGTATTGCAACAACTGGAACTGTAACAGTAACTGGTTTAAGTGGAATTGGAACTGCTTTAGATGGAACTCATGAAATATATTCACTAGGTTCTTCTTCAATATCTTACTCTTCTTCAGGAACAGTTATAACTGCCTCAGCAGCAAGTGGAACTGCTATTTCTGCATTAACTTTATTTAATGACAATATAGAAATTACTGATTTTATTGAACCTCCCACCGAGGCGTTATCTGAAGGCAAAGTCGTTTTCCTAGAACATGAATATATTTCTAAATGGAGTAGAAACATATTAGATGAAACTTTAAATTATTCAAATCTAAATAAAATAGATATTTATATTTCAGGTCAAAATACAGAATTTGCTACTGATGTAATTTATGGGTATGGTAATTTGCTTGTAACTGTAGTAGATAATCCATATTATAATGAAAACTATATTAGACAATCTAGTGGTAGCGTTTGTTCTGATGGAAATTATTTAATAAATCTAACATGGGTTCCTGTTGTTTCAATTCCAGAACAGATAACTGTAGATGGCTATACTTGGGAATTAAATCAAGACTATTGGCTTGCTAAGGATATAACAAATATTAGAGATAGTGAACGTTGTCGTGATGGTCTTGAGATAAGTGCTGCTATGGGTAGTGCTGTGGCAAATAGTTCTTATTCTGTCGAATATTACTTTAATAAATTGCCTTTATTGACAAACAGAGTCATTGACGCTCACAAACAAATAAATCAAGATGTTCTTGTTCATGCTGCTAATTTCAGACAATTTCTTATAAATCTTGAAATTATCTATGATAATACTTTTAATGTAGAAGCGACAAATAATGCCATATTTACAGCATTAAGTACATATTTTAATTCAAACCCATTTGGAGCAATTGTACAATTTAGTGATATTGTTGCTTTAGTATATGATGTTCCGGGTGTTTTAAATGCAAGAATTCCAACTGCCAGTGATGTTGCGGGCACTTCTTATTCTTCCTATTATGGAATTCAAGAAATTAATCCTGATGAAAGTATAAAACAAACTTTTACTAATGATTTTACATTAGATGAAATTGATCTGCCTGCACTTTATGGTATTGGTCCTGTTGATGGAACAAAGCCTGTTCAAAAGACAAAGGGTACATGGGTGTCTTAAATGGCTGATATTTTTACTCTTCTTTCAAATGGTCAATTAGTAGAAAAAAGAGAAATTGTTGAAGGATTAAATCCAACTTCAGATTTTTTGGAATATATTAGAAAATTTTTTCCTGAAGAAATTTACAATTTAAATGAAAACAGTACTTTATATAAATTTTTATATTCTTTATTAGGCGACTCAGGTGTACTTGGAGTTAAAAAAGGATTGTTAGCCCCTCGCCTTTATACAACTCTTAACGGTACAAATTTTAATGATATAGATACTCTTTTTTCTAATTTATTTGGCTTAATTAGAGCAAAAAAAGAGTTATATGATTATGATCCATATAATCAATTGTTAACAGAACAACAATGGTCTTCAATTAAATACAAAGACGCTTCTTTTAAATCAAGAACTCAAGATTTTATGAGATTTTTTCAGTATGGAAATTCTTACGATGGAATAAAAATTCTTTCAAGAGCCTCTTCTGGATATGAATGTTATATACAAGAAAATTGGAAATACTTAGATGATATCCAATCTGACGATCCAATCGGCATTCGAAATTTAAGTAAAACTAACGCTTTTCAAGAAATTATTATAATTCCACAATCTGAGCAAACTCTATCTATTGAAGAAAAAAGAAGAGTTACTGAAACTCTAAACCGATTTGTTCCTTCAAATGCGATTGTATCAATTTACTCTGGCGAAAGTTTGCAAACAGAAGTGCCTTTTGATGTAGACAATATGGAATCTACTAGTAATT